ATGATGCGGTGATCTAGCCAGCGCCCCGGCCTCGCGCGACGGGGGGGATCGGGTCTCCGGCGGCGTCGAAGAAAATTTTTTGCGTCAGAGATTTTGCGACGCCGTGCCCGTCAAACTGATCGTGGCAGTCCTTGCAGACGAACTCGAGGTTGGAGTAGGACAGGCTGACGTCCGGGTCGGTGATGTTGTCCTGCGTGAGCGCCCGCTTGTGGTGGACGATGTAGCCCGGCTTGTCCCGGCACTCTTCGCAGAGCCCGCCGTCGATGGTCCGTCGAAACTTGATATACCCGGCGCGGCATTTCTTCCAGCGCGCGGATGCGTAAAAGCGCGCGGCCCATGGCTGCATCCTGTTCCCTCCAATTCTTCACGCTATCACTGTAGCACAGATTTTAGGCTCTGTTAGCTCAACTTTTTCGGTAGCCCATTGCCCGCGCTGCCTCGTAGACAAAGCGGCTGTACATCCGCTTGGCCGTGGATGTGCTCACGTGTACCTGTCTGGCAGCGGACTCCAGACTCTCGCGCGGCCAGATCCATGTATGCAGGCGCACGATCTCCAGCACATCGCCGCCGTCCCGCCAGGTCTGCACGGTGTTGATGGCGGACTGGATCGCCGTGTAGTCCTCGTACTCCCGTGAGGACAGGACGCGCACCGCAATGTCCTCGACGGCGCGGCCGGAGGATTGCCCGCCTGGCTGCGAGGAATATCCCGGCGTGATCTTCTGTCGGCTCATATCCCGAACCTGTCTGCTCAGTTTCGGGTATTCGCCGATGGTGCGGCAGACATTCCCGTACCACCAGTATCTCGGTTTTGACACTTTCCCACTTCCTTCCTGCTTCGTTCTAAAACCTTACGCATATACAAGGCTTAATTTAAGCGGCTCCCGTTCCGCTTGTGCTCTTTTGGATCAACTACATATTTATAGTATTGATACCCGTACTTTGTTGTCCGGGCCTCGACTAAGATGTAACCGCGCGGGGCGACGGGCGGATGCTTGAGACTGTACTCGCGCACGGCCTCGGTTGCAGGCTCCGGCTCCGGCCGGACGCAGCTGCGGCTGGCCTTGTACCGGTGTCCGCCGAACTCTTTTCTCCAATGCGCGTGCAGGTAGTCGGCCAGCGCCTTATAATCCCGGCCGTGGTCGACTTTGTTTCCATTTTCGTCCATGTAATAATTGTGTTCCCGTAAATGCCGAACCTCGATCACGCTGCCGAGGCCCCAGATCCTGCCGATCTCTTCCTCCGGAATGCCGTCCGAGATCATGTGCAGATGGAACCGGCTCGTTGACTTGCCCTGTCCGTAGACGATCACGATCTTGGCGTTTGGGTATTTATATAGTAGGCGGCGATAGAATCTGTTCCGAATCTGCCGCATTTCGGCAGCAGTATGTACCTCGTTTGGGCAGTCCAGCGTAAGCGTGGAATACAGGCTGGTCGGGCCGAAGTTGGCATTGACGAGCGCTTCCAGCTTTGCCTCGGAGATCTTCCGGTTGAATTCGTCCTGCTCTTCCCGCGTCTGGAAGCGCGGCTTTTTGGGCTTGCTTGTCTTTTTGTCCGCACCGTCGGACACGGTATACACGATCTGCGTACATACCGCCCCTGTAAACAGGCGGCGCTTGTGCCTCTTTGCCATTATCCACACCTCTTTCTCCCGGGCGGACAGAGCCGTCCGCTCCTACAGGTCTTCTGCCCGCTCAAAGCGTGGCCGGAAATTCCGGCCATGCGTTCAGCGGTCAGTTTCCTCGCGTATTTTCATTTCTGTGTATTCTGTTGGCGTTATCGGCGGAAAGCCGAACGCTGCCCTAATCTCGTTCGGGGTGTTCTTGCGCCAGACCTCCTCTTCTTGTTTGATGCTTTTCCAGGCTGCGGCGTCCAGTGTCTCGAGCACTACTTCTGCCTGCCGTTTCAGGCTCCGCAGTTTAAAAAACACCAGCACGCCCAGCGCGATCCACTCCAACGCGGCGGCGAGCTCCAAAATCTCAATGATCATTTTCTTCTCCTTCCACTCCTTCCAATTCTCCTTTGCAGTATGTGCAGCGGCTCGGCAGGCTCTTTTTCAAACCGCCTTTTTTCCAGAGCTCGATGCACGGTTTCTCCGGTCTGCCGCAGTATGGGCAGCGGTAGACACGGAAGATATCATCCCAGCGCCAGACCATGCGGACTGCGTTTTTCTGTTTCAAGTCCCATCGCCTCCCTCATTGCTTCAACCAGCCTCTTTTCAAGTTTGTCCTGGTCGGTCTTCACTTCCATCGTTGCGCCCTCCTGCTCTACCCACACGCCGTCCGTGCGCTTCGTAAATCCTGCTGGTGCAAAATTTCTGGCGTGTTCCAGCTCCGGCGTATGCCTGCACTGTGGATAGCTGCATTTCTCGCAAGCCTTTCTGTCACAGAGGAACAGGATATTCCGCTCTTTCGCTCGCGATATGCTGCTCGGCAGAAGAACGACTGGCTGCCCGATCTCCGCCGCAAGCTGCTCCTGAATCTTTTTCCGATCTCCGTCACGCAGTGCGACTGCGCATTCCAGCAAAATCATTTTCTTTTTTCCTCCACTTCTTCCGGCGGACGGCTGAACGAGAATTCCTTGCGGTTCCCAACAAACTTTGGCTCCGTCCACCTAATCCCAGTGATTTTCATTCCGCATTGCGGGCATTTTTGTGGTCTGACGATTCGTTCTTCGAGTCCAAAGTCAAGGGTGTCTTCTGCGCCAAACGGAAAGATGTGCCGTCTTGCATCGTCGCTCACGCTGAATTCGTCGAAGACATAGGTGCATACCGGGCAAACGGGGCACGAGTCCAAGACTCCCTCGCTCTTGCTTCCTCGTTTTTTGATATTTTCTTCTGTTTTTCTCTGATTTTCTTCCGCCGCGTCGTTTTCGCGGATCTTCTGGTAGTATTCCAGCAGCTTCTCCCCGGCATTTTTGAGCAGCACGGTATAGCAGTCCGGCACATCCTCCGGGAACCATCCTGCGATGGGGCCGCCGTTCAGCAGGCACTTGTCGCAGTCGTCCGCCCTGCACGCCCCTATCGCCTGCATGATCTCCGCAAAGCTCATGTCCTTTTTTCCAAGCCGCAGTGCTTCCCGGCGCTTGTCTTTCTTACTCATCCCTGTTCCGCCTCCATTTCCTTGCGCTCCTGCATAAATGCGTGCAGGTAAAGCTGCAGCAAGCCCTGTGCAGTATTTACGTACTTGGTCAGCTCTTTTTTGCTGATCAGCAGCCTTCCGGTCGTGATGATCCGCATGTCCGGCGTGCCGATCACCTGTATGCACGCCGGGTCTTCGGTCTTCTGGCCGTCTGGTGTCATCTCAAAAAGCGGCGGTACAAGCTGATCCATCGTGATTCTCGGCGGGTATTTTTCATCCCGAAATTCAACCTCCCACTTTGCGTCTTCCATTTTCGCCTGAAACGCCCCGAGCTCTCCGTAAAAAAGCTCCATGATTTTCCCCATTTTTGATACTCCTTTCACACTTCCACGCACTCATCGGCGCGGATATTGATGCGTTTGCCGCCGGACTCGATCACATATCCCGGCGCTTTGAACATTGGGTACCGCTCCGCTTGGTATGTGGCTCCGATCCTTGGCTGGTATTCCGGCCATACCGGGACTTTGGCCGTTATGCGGATTCGGACGAGCCTGTGCGGCAGGCGCTTTTCTCCTTCCGGGCTCTCGGTGCGCAGGCCCTCCAGCTCCTTTTCCAGTTCCCGGCGGCGCTGCTCCAGTCTTTCTGCCTGCACTTTCCCGCGGCACTCCTTCGAGCAGCACCTTGTCTCCATCGTGATCGCGCTCGGTACTTTGTAAAATGTGGCCCCGCAGACCTGGCAGACCAGCGCGACCTTGTTGGATTTGCCCATAGTTTCACACTCCTTCGTCTGGGGGCCGGTATTCCGGCCCCCGCAGGCAGGACGGGCTTTCACCGTCTGCGCACCGGCGCGCCGCGCTCGCTTGTCAAACGCTGCGCATTTCCGGGCGAGCCGCCCTTGACTGCCATCAGGCGGCTTATAAAAAGGAGGCAAGCGATGCACGGAGGCTATGCGAGACCCCCGTGTGGGGTAACGTTGACGGGTTCCATTCGCGCGCGCACGTTCCACACGCGCTTTTTATCCCCGGCGCACAGAGCTTGAGGGAGCTTCCTGTGCGCCGGGTGCAATGCCGGGTGATCCTCCCGCAGCCGTCTCATGGCGGAGCGGCCGCGGCATAAGTCCGATAAAATATGGTTCCCCGGCTGATTGCCTATTCCTTGGTGCTGATATCCTTGTGCAGCAGGCCGTCCTCGCTCTTTTTGAGCGGCAGCGCCCTGCGCCGCACCTGCTCCTCCGGATTCCAGCCGCATTTCAGGCAGCAGGCCGTCGTGCGGTTCATGCAGGCGTTCCCGCTTTTCGGCAGGCCGCACGGCATTCCCGGACGGCCCTCGTTTTTTTCTTCCGGCATTTTTAAATCTCCTGTATGTCGATTCCAAATTTTGACCGCATGAATTTCCGGTTGCGCAGATACTCCTTTGTCCGCGTCGGCGTGGACTTCACATCCTCGACGACCAGCTTGCCGCCGAATTTGTACGAAAAGTCCGCCGTGTACCGTACTGCGCGGATGCGCTCGCCGGTTTCGGTGATGTAGCTCTCCTGCAAGGTGAACTGCTGTTGCAGGCGCAGATCGGAGATGATCCCGGCCCGGAGCATCACCATCAGCTCGTCGTACCGCCGCGCCTCCTTCTGGCTGTCGAAGCGCAGCTCTCCGCGCTCAGCGGGCGCGCTGTGATACTTCGAGGCCTTCTTCGGCGCCGCGGCAGCCCCCGGCAGCTGCTGCCGTGCATAAAGCTCCCGCATCCTCGGCGGCATGTCCGCCATGCTCTCAAACCGCAGTCCGCTCATTCGGCAGCACCGTCCATCTTTGCACCGCAGTTGGGGCAGTATTTCGGCAGGCAATCCGGGTTATCCGTGCCGTCGTCGATGCAGTATCCGCATTGAGAGCAATGCCACACATCAAGCACAATCTCGCCGTCTGCGTATCCGTCGCCCTCACCTTCCCACTGCCCATACACCACCTCCGCAACGTCGGCGGCGGGAACTGCGTTGATTACTGCTTCTGCCGATCCTACCGTGATTTTCTGATCCAGCCCTCCGCCGGCCTGTTTCTCGAGGATCGCTATTCGCGCATCACGGCGGCTGATGTATTCTTCAGGCATGGTCAGCACCTCCATCCATCCGCGCGCCACAGTTGGGGCAATACTGCCAATACTGGTCTGCGACTTCCGTCGTTCTTGGGAACGTTATCTTGCACCGGCTGCACTCGCGGTGCTGCCAGCTCGGCCACCTACTATCCAGCAGCCACTGCCCTTGCACCACCTCCGCAACGTCGGCGGCGGGCTGACGCAGCAGGAGCGTTTTCACTCGCTGCGGTGTCCAGTTCGGATTTTCTGCGTTGCAGGATTCAAAGTCTTTCAGCGCCTCCGCGCGGCTGATGTATTCGTCAGGCATGGTTTACCCTCCTGTTCCAAGCCTCTCTGGCTTCCGTGTACGGATCTTCTACAAATGTTGCCCGGAACTTAAATCCGGTTTTGCATTTTGTGCAGATCAGGCCAAGCGTGATAATCTTCTTCCCATAATTACACTGCACGGAGTTCGGCCCATCGATTTCTCCGCCGCAGAACGGGCACGGGCGAAACTCAACCATCCTTTCTCCCCTCCATCGCCCGCTCGACCTCTCCAATGCCAAAAAGCCCCACTTTCAGCCCGCTCGGCGTATTCTGTTCATGCGCATACGCCGTCAAATGGATATTCCAGTGATCCGGTCTGTAAGAAACTCCGTCCCGCACAATATCAACGTCAGAATATCCCTTGCACGGCAGCACGACGCACCGGCCGTCCTTGTCGGCCTCGGCAAGCTCTACGAGCCTGCTGATTGGCGTAACGTCCAGCGACCGAATGCAATCGCCTTTCATATATTTGGGTTTACTCATTTCCGTTCCACCTATTCCCATCCGCCAAACATAGTCGTTTGCTCCATGTCCGGTTCCTTTGTCTGCGCCGACCTACGTTTTTCTGCCGGCCTGTACTCCCGTTCTGGGTTAAGAACGTCTATCGAGCAAAATTCGAAGTGTGGACAACGGTTCATCCGCGTTATCTGACGGTCAGTTCGAATTTCGTCTTTTGGCTCGCACCAAATCATGTCATCACCTTGAAGATAAGCATTTACGCAGTAGCGGCAGTATTGCTTCATTGATTCTCCTCTCGCCTTTTAGGCCTCTCCAACGGTTTGAAATATGCGATGATTCGTTCCATTTAGTCAGTCATTCCATAGCTCTTCCTCCACATACCGCCAGCTCTGCGGCGGGCGGGTGACCGGCTTGGGTTTTGCCTTGAGCGCTATCATGCTCTTGCCTCCTGTTCCAATTCTGCGCGGAACCGTTGTTCCAGTTCAAACACGCCGCGCGGCTTGCCTTTGTAATAGCCTTTCATTGGCCTGTCTATTTTCCGTTGCAGGTCTTTCAGGCGCTCCCAGTATTCCGGCAGGTAAATACACATATTCCGCAGTTCCCGCAGGTTCTTGTTGCAGCAGCACCAGCACGAAACACGGTCCAGCTCGTCATAAAGGCGGATCGTGCCCTCCAGCCACGAAAACCCGTTTTCATAGCAATATGCCAGGGCGTCGGCTTTCGTCATGCCCCACTCCGCCAGCGGGTGCAATTTATACGGCTTCCGTTCTTTTTCCAGTCGTGGCGTTTCGTCGGCAGCTATGCCAACGTAAACCATAGCGTCCCGCGCCTCCGCGTACCTGTCCATGGCTTTCAGCTTCCCCGTGGTTCCCCAGCGGCAGAGGCCGCCACACCAGCCATAACCTTGGTGTGTGCCTTTCTGCTTACTGCAAACCGGCCTTTCCAGCATATCAAACAGGAACGGGTTTTCCGGCTCCAGTCTGGTGTACTTGATCCCCAGCTGCTCCAGGCGGGGTAGCATTTGATCCCGTGTGTGGTAAACCGCCTCAAACTCCATTCCGGTATCGTAGAAAACCACCTCATTCAGCGGGTAGCCCTTGGCAATCAGCATTAGGAGCATGGCCAGGCTGTCCTTGCCCCAGCTGACACTTGCAATATGCCATTTCATTCCGCTTTTGCACCTCCAAACGCCGCCAGGGCGAAACAGATCTGCTTCCCAAGCGCGAAAATGTCGGCTTCGGCCTTCGCGTTCTCGGCGGTCAGGCGCTCGATGAGGTCGGCTGCGTCCATTCCAACCTTGTCAACGTCGCAGCTTGTCCATGTGTCCACTCCCAGCTTCTCTTTTTGCTCGGCTGTCATCTGCTCGGTCTTCCAGTATGGACATTTTTCGCAGTCTCCGGTCGGTCCGCCCGGTGTAGACGCGCACCGCAGCGCCTGCACGATCTCCTTCCCCGTCATGTTGTGCCCTCCATCGCCTTCCCCCACGCGGCTAGCTGGGCGCGGATGGCTGCGCAGAGCTTTCCGGCCTTATCCTCGTCCTTGATGTGGGAAATGGCCTGTGTCAGCTGGTTAAAGGCTGCCTGCCACTGGTAGAAATACAGCTGTGCAGCCGTTACGTCCTTGTCGGACATGGCGAGCTTTCTGCGCAGATCCTCGATCTCTCCGGTCAGACGCTCCTTTTCCGCGTCCGAAGAGGCGGTTTCCGCCATTGCCTTTGCCGCCGCCTCATCCGGCGCGATCATCTCCAGCAGCTGCTCGCCGCACATCCACACCGGGCCGCGCGGCCCCTGCTGCTTGCGAATGATCTCCGTTGCCTCTTGCAAATATTGATTTCCCATGTTATACTCTCCTTGTACTTAACTTGTTATGGGGAAGTGTAGGCTTCTCCGCCCTCGTCCGGCTGGAAACGGGCGAGGGCATTTTTTATCCGAACATCCTGTCCGGCTGGTATCCAAGCTTGGCCACGCTTGCCGACTGGTGGTATTCCGGCCGCTTGAAGCTGTAGCCCCAGCGCTTGGCCGCCCAGAACAGGGCCGCCGTTTCATCCGCCGCGTGGACGGTCAGCTGCCGCCCTGCGTAATCCACCACGAAATAGTGCTTGCCGGTATATCCCGGCTGCTCGACGATATCCGTGCGCTTCGCGGGCTGCTCGCCTGGGTAATTGATGCTATTTTGCCGCATAGCTCTTGCCCCTCCTGTCTTTATTTGCCGCCCGCTCGATCTGCCGGATGGCGGCTATGTCCGGCTCCAGACTGATCTTGTCCCGGTGGTTGATTTCGTAGATGTGGTTCCGGATGCTCTCATAGAGCGTCCAGCTGCAGCAGCGTGCGCTGCATCCCGGCGCCCGGCCGGGGAAGTCCTTCGCGCACGGCGGCGGGATCTGCCGCATGCGCGGCGCGTAGATCTGCGCCGTCATAGTGCTTCGTCCTGCACTTTCATGAGCCAGTACGCCAGCTTTTGCAGCCGCGTCTCCTGCGCCAGCAGCGCGTCCGTTGTTTCGTGGTCGATTTTAGGCATTTCGCACAGGAGCGCCCGATCATTCTTGAGATCGTCCGCGTAGGCGTTCACCGCCTCGATCACGTCCGCCAGCTGGTCAGGGCGAAAGTCGACCGTGATCTTTCTCTCCTTCACAGGCATATCCCTGTAAAAAACGTCATCAGCGATACGCCACCTAGGACGGCGGCGATCTCCGCCGCGTGGGCGCATCCCGCGATGATGCACAGCGCGAAGCCCACGCCCGACAGCCAGATGCACCCCAGCCGCGCCAGCCGTCGCATGGCCTTGCGCCACTGGTAGATCGCCCGGATTCTCTCCCGGCGCTCCTCCAGGCTTTCACCTTCAGGAACTTCCGGCGGCTCATACCCGATCCGCCGCTCTGCAAGATTCGTTCTCATTCTGCGTCCTCCTTCGTCTCCGGCAGGCGTTCTGCCGATTCTACCAGTGCCATAAGCCGCTTGTAGTTCTCCGTCCTTTCCCTGTCGCGTTTTGCGAGGTTTGCATACCGTTCAGACAATTCCTCCACTTGCGCGTGTGCAGCCATGTTCTCGTGCTCATTAGCCGCATTGTTGGTTACGATCACAAGCAGCTCCAGCGTGTGCTTCAGCTCAAACCAATCGTCTCCGCTGAGAATCAGTTTCCGCATTCCGCTTATCCTCCTTCGTCTCCTGCATCCGCCTGACGAGCCGCGCCAGACGGGCATTTTGTGTCACGAGCTTCTGCGCGTCCATGTCCAGCCCCTTGCGCTTGAGTCCGTTAATGATCTGCGCCGCCTGGCACTCACACACCAGCGCCGCCTCGATCAGGTCGTGCAGCTCCTGCGCATCCAGCGTCAGGGTGTAGGTACGGGCATTTGCCATGGTTAATAGCCTCCTTCGTGTTCCAGCAGCCAGTTTTTCAGCTGCACCTGCGCGGTTGCGAAGCACAACTCCGCGTCGAAGTCCTGGACGTTGACGAGTTCTTCATCGTCCCCGTCGTAGGCGGTTCCCCTCCGCCACACCCGGATGCCCCAGTCCGTCACCTTGCTGTAGGTGATCTCAAGGTGCATCGGGTAGGTCTTCACCTTCTCGGCAAAAAACTTGAGGAAATCATCCATTCCCAAGCTCCTTTCTGAGTCGCCCCGCGATGGCTGCGCAGCGCTCTGCATGCTCACATCTGATCTTTGTATCCGCGAAGCCCTCAGCGTGCCTCTCGCATGTGCTCCCGTATGCCGTCAGTTTTGTCACCGTCGCTTCAAACAGCGGGCAGTTTTGGCAATAATCCTCTACGATCAGCTCTATCACGTCTTCTTCGCCTCCTTCTGTTCCTGTTCCCGGCGGTATCGTTCCGCCGCCCAGCGGGCTAAGGCATCGATCACGGACTCGCCGTTTTCTTCGCCGGGATGCTTAAATTCAAAAGTTTCGCCGGGGAGAAATCTCCCGTCCGGTCCCCGTTTCCCAAAAACGGCGATCATAATCTCACGCCTCCTTTTCCGCTTGCGCCCGGCCCTGCCGCATGGTAAGATGTGGCCGGGTGGTGTTTTTTTATGACTGATAAACAACTTAAAATTTTCGCCGTTGTCGTTCGCAGGCACAGGCTCGGCGACATTCTCGGCGAAACCGGCTGCGCCGACTATCTGGCGCTTCAAGACGCTATGCCCGTCGGGGCACTCAACTTTAGCGACTATGCGCAGAATGACGATACACTTGTATCGCTGGCCGACTTTGCACAGGAGGAATACGACAAGCACGTCCGGGACGCTTCCCGACATAAACTCTCACTTTTCTTTTCTTCTGCGGCCCTCATCATTTCCATCATCGCTTTGCTCTTTTCGTCCAGTTCGCTTTTCGGCTGGCCGTTTACGCCCGCGTAAAGGCGATGATGGCAACGGCCAGCGTCAACAGCGATACGACCATCGACGCAATCCCAATCGACAGGCTGATGATTTCCCACCGCTTGCGCCTCCGTTCCCGGTCACGCGCTTCTTCCCGCGCCCATCTGGCGAGCTTTTCTTCTTGGGTTTCCACCGCCTCACGCTCCCTTAATCGCCACGATCAGCGCGGCCAGCGCGACGATCATGTTGACCGCGAAATTCCACAGCGTTTCCCGTCTGCGTTCCCGCAGGTCTTCTCGCCGCCATTCTTCCAGACGGCGTTCGATTTCTTCCACCGGCGTTACGCCTCCTTCCGCTCCTCCTGCTTGCCTTCCTTCGCCAGCGCCATGCCATAGGCGATATCGCTCAGACGCTGCATCTGCGCGGGCGTCAGCTTCTCGGTGCTTTTGTTCAGGTTTTCGATTGCCTGCTTTTCCTTCTCGGACATTTTTCTCACCTCGCGTTGTTGCGACATTTTGCTGTCACGTTTTGTATTGTGACTACACAATACCACCTTTTAAATGTTTTGTCAATACATTTACGCAAAATATTTTTATTCTTTTTGTATTGACAATACATCGCAACCGTGTATAATATAGTCAAGGGAGGTGATACGGTGACGATCAATGATCGGATCAAGGATATCCGCCGGAGCACAGGCTTGTCGCAGACCGATTTTGCAGAACGGCTCGGCACGACGCGCGGGGTGATTACAAATCTTGAAGGGGAGAAAACCACACCGAACGAGCCGTTTATCAAACTGATCTGCCGAGAATTCAACATCGATGAGCATTGGCTCCGCACCGGCGAGGGCGAAATGCGGCAGAAGCTGACGCGGAATCAGGAGATTGCGGAGTTTATGGGCGTCGTGATGCACGATCCCGACGACGCGCCGCGCAAGCGGTTCGTATCGATCATCAGCAAACTCAGCGCCGACGAGTGGCAGCTGCTCGCCGAGATCGCAAAAAAAATGGCCGAGGACGAATAACCGTCCCCGGCCTATTTTTTTATTCCCGCGCCTATGTGACCAACTTCCGCACGAATCTCCAGATCAGATCCAGATCCGCATCTGTGGCCAGCCGCAGCAGGCGTTTGATCTCTTTCATTAGCAAATTCCGTTCCATTTCCATAAGTGCCTCCATTCTTCCACAAAAATCTCTTCTATTTTTTGTTTACTATTGCCGTTGAGGTTTTCTTCCATTTGATTTACAATTCTAAGTAAGATATTTTTTCATCGCATGATTATCATAGAACATCTGTTCTAAAATTACAATTATGAGATTTTACAAAACTATCTTATAATAATTGGAGGTTTTGCCATGAGGCAAGCATGGCGCAAGGTTTTGCTTGTGCTGGTCTGCTGTGTACTGGCTGTTGCCGGATGGATTGGGCTTTTGAATCTTGCGGAGGTTATTTCCGCCGCCCGCTCCTACAGGGCTTCGCCCGCGGAGCTTCGCGCGGCTGCGGATGCCGCTGTGCTTCCTGCCGCAGACCCGGCGTCTTCCGACAGCGGAGAATATACGGACGCGGAGCAGGCCGAAGCGCAGGCGGAGTATTATGCCAGCATCGGCGGCGACCCGCTCGACGTAGAGCCGCTGGAACCGATCATCGGTAAATTTGTATCCTATATCCCCGGCACGCTGCCCGCCGAGGCTCCGCAGATCTCCGCCTCGACGAGCGAAAACGTGCAGACATTTATCGTAAATACATCCAGCGGCGTTTTCCATCTGGCCAGCTGCTACCACATCCGCCAGATGGACTATGCAAACCGCAGCAGCTACACCGGCACCCGCGCCGAGGCTGCGGCTCTGTATACGCCGTGTAAGGATTGCAATCCGTAGGAGGGTTTATGTACTGTAACAAATGCGGCAAAGAGATCGACGATGAGGCTTTGATCTGCCCGCACTGCGGCTGCGGCACCGTGAATTATATCCGCGATCAGGCAAAGGCGGAGGCCCGCGTGCAGGTGCAGGCCGCACCGGCGCGGAAAAAGCGCTCGACTGCTCTGCTGCTTTGCATTTTTCTTGGTGGCCTTGGGGCGCACCGGTTTTATGTCGGTAAGATCTGGACGGGGCTTCTTTGGCTCTTTACGCTCGGCTTTTGGGGCATTGGCACGCTGGTTGATTTTTGCCGAATCTATGATAACAAATTTCCAGATGATGCAGGCCGCCCGCTCTATGACGAGTATACGGATGGTTTAACGCCCGAGGAATACGAGGAGGCCGTCGCCGGGCCGCGCAAGGTGCGAAAGATCGTGATTGTTGTTGCGCTTGCGCTGTGTGCCGGCTGCTTCTTGATCCTGCGCGTCATACCGAGCCTGATGTATGCGCTCGGTTTTTGAGATTCGCCCGCGCCGCTGGCCGAACAACGACGCGGGCTTTTGCTTGCGCAGGCGACCGGGAGCCGTCTGTAACTATATTGTAGCCTGCCTATGGTAGACTTGTAAAGATGTGGCAGTTGCTTTTTGCAGTCAGACGTCTTGCTTTTTTGGGGGAATGACATGTTTTGAAGGAAAAATTATCTGATTTGTGCCGTGAGCAGAAGCAGACGATCACTCCGCGCAAAACAAATCAGGATGTAGCCGAAAATACCGATCTTTCCGTCGGTACCGTCTCCCAGTTCTTTCGCGGCGACATCAAAAATCCGTCTGTTTACACGGTCGGTCCGATCTGCCGGGAGATGGGCGTTTCTATGGATGAGTATTTCGGCATTCCGCATGACGAGCCTGCCGAGTCTTCCGATGCCGAAAAACTCCGCGCCGAGAACGCGGCCCTTCGCGCGCAGCTTGCCCAGCAGCAGAAATCCCTGCGTATGCACCGGCTTGTGACGCTCATCCTCTTGGGCATTCTTTCGCTGTGTGCCCTTGCGCTTGTGGCCGACGTGCTCATCCCATCAATCGGCTGGATTCGCACATGAAAATTACCGCCCCGGCCCGATCAGCCAGAGCGGTATCTTTGGAGGCTTTTGTGGATAATTTGAATCTTGCCAACGTCGTGATCTACGCCCGGTATTCTTCCGCCGGGCAAAACGACCAATCGATAGACGGCCAGCTTGCCAAATGCCGCGAATACGCGCAGCAGCGCGGATACCGCGTCGTTGGCGAATACTGCGACCGGGCGCTATCCGGGCGATACGCCGAAACGCGTCCGGAATTCCAGCGCTTGATTGCCGACAGCGCAAAGCGCGCGTTTGATTTTGTGCTTGTGTGGAAGCTCGACCGCTTTTCCCGCGACCGGTACGACAGCGCGATCTACAAAAAGAAACTGCGCGCGAACGGCGTGCGCGTCCTGTCCGTCACTGAGGGCGTTGGCGACAGCAGCGAGAGCGTGCTGCTGGAGGCGATCCTGGAGGCCATGGCGGAGGAATATTCCCGCCAGCTTGCCCAGAATGTCCGTCGCGGGATGCGCCAGAACGCCGAGAAGGGCCTGAGCCTCGGCGGCCTCGCCCCGCTCGGCTACCGCGTCGTGGATAAGCAGTACGAGATCAACGAGGACGAAGCCCGCATCGTCCGCTTTATTCATGAGCAGTATGCCGACGGTGCCGGGCAAAAGCAGATCGTGGCCGACTGTGCGCGGCTGGGCTACCGTAATCAGCGCGGGAACCCGCTCACATTAGCCTCGGTAAAGCGTATCCTTGCAAACGAGCGGTATGTCGGCAGGTACGACTACCTCGGCGAGATCGTGATCGAAGACGCATTTCCGGCCATCGTATCAAAGGAGTTAAAAAAGCGCGTGCGCGACCGCCTCAAGGCGAATGCCAAGGCCCCCGGCCACGCAAAGGCAAAAGTCGAGTATCTGCTGCACGGGAAATTGTTCTGCGGCGAGTGCGGCGCGCCGATGATAGGGGAGTGTGGGCGCGGCAGGCACGGCGCGACGTATTACTATTACACATGCGCGGCGCGGAAGAAGCAGCACACCTGCAAAAAGCGCAATGAGCGCAAGGATGAACTCGAAGCCAGCATCGTGGATTATATCGGCTCGTGCGTCCTGACGGACAGCTGGATCGACGGCGCAGCCGAGCGCGTTGTGGCGGAGTATCAGAAGAGCTATGACGCATCCGGCATTAAGCCGCTGGAGAAGCAGATCCGCGACGCCGACAAGGAGATCGATCAGCTTGTCGACGCGCTGATCTCCGCGACGGCGGAAGCCGCCCGCCGCAGGATCAACGAGCGCATTGAAACTGCCGAGGCCCGAAAGCAGGCGCTGGAGGCTGATCTTGCATCTCTCCGCATCGCCAGCCGCGTCCAGATCAAAAAAGAGGACATCGTCGTATGGCTCAACCAGTTCCGCACCGGCGACCGATCCGATCTGGAATACCGCAAAAAAGTCATAGATTTATTCGTAAACGCGATCTATCTGTACGATGATTCGTTCAAATTATTCTTGAATGTAGCCGATTCCGCCCAAGTAACCTACGCCGACGCCCTCGCCCTCGCGCCGCCTTCCGTTTCGGATTTCGGCGCGTCCGGTGTACCAGATATGCACTTATCCGAACACATCATATTTGTAAATGGTGTTATTGGGATGATCGTGCAAAGATGAAAATTCCCTCTCCAATCTGGAGAGGGAATTTTTTATTTTACTACATGCTCATAGTATTTCATGAGCTTGCGCTCCGGGCCGGGGCCGTCCTTGTCGAGCAGAAACGCCTTTGCCAGTGCGGCGTAGAATTCCGGGCGGTTGAGGCCGAATTCTACGGCGACGGGGTAGTAGTCCGAGTACATCATGTTCATGGTCACGCCCCACGCCCAGCGCGGGATCTCGTGTTCCTGAATGCCCATGCTCTCGGCAACGGCCGTCGTCTGTTCCATCGTCCAGTGCGGGCCGGTCGATCCGTCTGCATTCTGCATATGCTCGGCCCAGTGTATGGCCGTTTCTTGGTCGAACTCTGCCGCATCCGGTTCGTCTTCGCGGCAGTCCAGCTTTTCCAGCCTGCGGATCGTCTTCGCGTACATACTGACTTCTTCCGCACTGCCGAGCGTCACCGGCTTTTCCATCGCCTCGCGCAGCTTTGTGTAAAGCTTTTCGATATATTCTTTCATCTCGTCACGCCTCCTGCATGTATCGGTAGAGTTTGTCCACGTCGTTCTGATCAAAGCGCATATCGCCCAGCAGCGGGACGGATACGGTCAGCTTGTTTTCAAATCTCGGACGCGCCGCGTTATAGAGCTTGTCGAGATCGATGTTTCCGGCGTCGTCGAAGATCTGCATCATCTTTACCGCCGGATTTTCGCGCAGCGCGAGGATCTTCTCACGGCTGCCCTCCATGATGAGTGCAAGCATGATCCCGGCCCCGATGCCCTTTCCGCCCGGCAGGTGCGGGATGACCTCATTGTCCGCGTAGCGCATCGCACCGCGCATGGCCTGATCTATCGTCACTGTCATCGCAGATTTCCTCCTTTAAGGATGGGGCGGCTATTGCCGCCCCTTTGGCTTAGTTGTTGCAGCAGCTGCAGCACTTCGGGAGCGGATCGTATAGCGTCTGGGGCGACGTTGCGGTTCCGGTTGTGACGTCGGCGACCTGCTTGGGGTAAAACGTCGCGTTGACGTAGGTTTTCAGGGCGTTGTCGCCGCAGCAGCGGCGTTCGGCCTCCATCTTTACCGCGCTGAGCGCCTCCTTGCGGACGCAATCAACGTCCTGCTTGACCAGCGTGAAGCTATCCTCGGTGCGCTGGTTGTGTACGGCCTGCTTGCACAGCGCCTCACGGACGTCCTTGAGTTGCCCGTCGATATAACCGTACATCTCCAGCATTTTCTGATCGTTGTACGTGTTGGCCTTGAGCAGCGCGATCTCGCTGTCCTTCGCGGCCAGCTTCTGCTCCCGGTCAAGATCGTAGCGCGTGACCGGCATGTTCTCGCTGCACGTCGGCTCCTGCTGGCGCGAAGCCAGCGCAGCGGCCAGCGCTGCCATGGCGGGCGTCGCCGCAGCCGCCGTCACTTCTGCGGCAGCCGCCCGGTTGTTCTGTCCGAGGCCGCCCAGCAGATTGCCGAGGCCGCCGTTCGCCAGCCCCAGCGCGGCGCCGCCGATGCCAAAGCCCAGCGCAGTCCCCGCGAGTCCCTTGCTTGCGTATTCCATAAAAAATACCTCCGGTAAAAATAAGTAAGCTGGCCAGCTCCTATCCTCAGTCTACCGGCTCCGCGCTTTTTCTGGGGGACATTTATGGGGCATTTGTGTACCAAATTTTTTATATTTTTTTGCATTTTCCTCTTGACTTTTGCGCCCAATGGGCGTATAATAAGGCCATAAGATAAAACAAGGCGAAAGCCGGAAAGAGGTACATCATGGAAACCAAGATCATCAACAACCGTTACGAACTCATTGCTTGCACTGCCATTGCCACCGAGGCTGGCGACACGGAAGTACAGGACGCGATCCTCTGCCGCGATATGGACGCCTGCCTGGGCGACGCATTTTGCGTGTACTTCGGCTACACGCTGGACGAGCTGGCGGACAGCATTGAAGACGCTGACTATCCTGATTTCAGCGAAGACACGCTTCGCACCGTCCGCATCGACGGCCAGCCCATCAGCGCGTACTGCTTCTGATATGAAGAAGGAGGTTTTTCAAAATGAAATACAGTGGAGATTGGACAGTTCGTGGTGCGCTGAAGCATGATGGCCTTTTCACACTCAATGGGCCAGATGATGATCAGCTCTATCTGCCTGTTGGGGCGGAGGGCTGGAAGGATGGATGCAACGCTTTCAATTTAACCACGCGGGAATTTGAGTCGATTCCCGCACACTGGGCGGTTTTTGAGATTGACTTCCCGCGTAGCCGCGCAAATTGGGAGGCTGCCGATGCTGACTGATGCCCAGTGCCGTGCTCACGGTTGAAAAAATACAAGGAGGTACCACCATGAAACTCACACCCGCAATCCGCGCTGCTCTCTACGCCGAAACCGGCGCATACGCTGACCGCGACGCCTATGTATCCGATATGGCGCTATCCAGCGTCTGGGGCGACGCCGAATCCGAAGAGATTCCGGCGGAGCGGCTGGCGCTGCTCGGCGGGATCTGGGACGGCACGCACTGCACGATCCCGGAGCTAATCGAGAAATACGGACTGACGCAGACCGGCTTTGCGCAGTATTTCAACGTTCCTCTGCGTACCGTGCAGCACTGGTGCCTCGGCGACCGCGCCTGCCCGCCGTATGTGGCCACAATGGCAGCCGAGATTTTAGCCTTGAACAATCGATAAAAAAGCAAGCGCCGGATGGGCTTCCGGCGCTTATTTTTTATAACTTTTTTCATTTTCCTCTTGACTTCTGCGCCCAGTGGGCGTATAATAAGACCATAAGATAAATTAAATGACGGAGGTAAATAAAATGTACGAAATGAACAGGGATATGATGGACACCATGATCCGCGACTGGCTGGCAGACAATGCAGAGGAGATGGCCGATCTGGTCGTCGATTACGACAGTATCCGGTACGACGATGATGAAGAAGAGTGGATCGCCGACGCGCACGACGACAGCACCAGCTACACGCTCAAGGCTTGCAGCGATGGTTTCATCCGCATCTGCTGATGATTGCGGCCAACGCAAGCAAGGAGGACGCGGGAATGAACGGCTATCAGCAAGCGATCCTCATGCTGCTCGGCGTTGATACCTGCGGCAAGTTCCTTGTGCGCTGCGTTGATCGCTGGTACATCGACGCAGTTGCCGAGCTTTTCCCAACCGCTCCATACCTCCAGCACCGCGCAGACGGGAAGAAAGACTTTTGGGTTGTGAAATCCGCGAAGGTGCATCTTCTCCCGTCCCTCGCCGACGTGACGGATTGGCAGGGATTTTGCCGCGGTGTAGTGGAGCTGCAAGCTTGCCTTGATCTCTGGCCGCACAAGGTACGTGGCAAGCCCATCAGGACACCACGGCTGCGGGTTTACGGGCAGCCTGAGCTTTTAACGCAAGTATCCTCGCATTTTCCGGCAGGGCCGAAAAAACTGCAGTTTCGGCGCACGCAGACCGGCGAAACGTGCGTCCTGTACTATCAAAGCCCGGCAGAAGTCGCCGATATTCTCAATTCGCTGCACGGCGAACCTTGCAACCGCGAACTCTGGGCCCGCTGGGACGCGCTCATGCAACAAAATAAGCCCGCAGGATAACTGCGGGCCTGATACAAAAAGCACCCGTGGGACGAATCCCACGGGTGTTTTGCGTTATGCTCCTGTCAGACGGCGGGCGGTGTTGTAGATGTGCGGCAGGCGGCGGGAGATGGTTTTGCGGTCGATACCGATTTCACCGGCCGCGTCCAGCTGCGGGAGCCTGCGCACGATATAAAGATTCACGATCTGCTGATCGATCTCATCCAATAAGCCCTCGTCAGCGACGCGCTCCCAGTCGCTGCGCGTGAGGTGTTCCAGCTCCTTCGGCAGAGCCAGCCGCGCAGTTATGCTTTCGTCACTCCCTTCGGCCCGCCGCCTGGCGGGGCTTACTTTTCCTTGTGCTTCAGCACAGCGATATTGCCCTTGTTGCTCACTTCGAGATCCAGCGCAGCGGCCAGATCGCGCACCTTGACGTAGTTCGTGCCGTCTTTCAGGATGCGTTCAACGGCGACTTCCTTTCCGTCCACGATGATCTTGCTCTTTTCTACCATTTCGGTTTCCTCCTCTGCATTTTTTCCATCTTCGAGGGCCATCACGGTATGGCCCTCGCTTACCAGTACGTCCCCGCGCAGGAGATTGGCGTCCGTCGTCAGATATTTGCTACCGGTCAGCAGCTCGAAGTCTCCCGTCGCAGGCCAATCGTGCAGCATACAGTAGGTGGTGCAGCTGTTGCCCTGCCGACGGTAGAGCGCTTCGACCGACGCGCAGCCTGCGGCCACGGCGCAGAGCATCATGAGCGCGGAGCAGTCCGTCTCCACAGGCTTTGCGATCCTGCTCACGTCCCACCCGACGGCTCTGGCTGCCTCATACGCCGTGTTCCTGTTGTCCATGTCGTAGCCGATGTTCCGGTTCTTAATGGCCGCCTCGCACGTCTGCGCGGCCCGCTCGGCCTTTTTGCGGCTCTTGTAGCGCAAGATGCCGAGCCAGCGGCCATTGTACCAGTTGGAGATATTCAGCTCCCGCCCGGTCTGGTTGCCAGGCTGCTGGTTGCGGCCGCCCGTCTCGCCGAGACTGGCCTGTCCGATCTTGATGCTCATTTCTGCGCATCCTCCTTCGTGGCGTTGTCAATCGCGTCCTGCGCTTTCTGGCTCTGTGTGCCAAAGTAAAACGCGATCACGACGGTATACACCATCATAAAGTCCTGCGAGATCTTCCCGGCGACTGCCATGTACGCAAATACCGCCGTCAGCACCAGCGTGACGATAGATTTGACGCTCAGCAGATTGCCGAGCCGCTTCTTGATGTTTTCCATTTTTGTGTACCCCTTTCGTTATTCGACTGTTTCATTTTTCTTCGCAAAAACCCGCTTGAAGGCAAGCAGGCCAAGCTCTGTGATGGTTGCCCAGCCGGTAAAGCCGAGCACGTCGGACAGGTCGACCGACGCGCCGAGCTCCGGGCTGCGGATGACTGCAATTAGGACGGCGACGGTTTTCAGAGCGCAGGCCCAGACGATTACCGTCGTAATAAGCTGGAGCAGATACACAACAATGGTTCGCGCCATTTCGCCCTTGCTCCACTTGCCTTTTACCCGCATATCTGCCTCCCAATTTATTGCGCACTGCTATGTCCGCATTGCGCCTCCAGCTGGTGCAGGAATTTTTTCACGTCGCCGTTTCCGCCCAGCTTTACGTATTTCTGCCCGGCGATCAGCCGCTCGGCCATTGGCATTTCCTCGCTCATGATCGTAAGGCGGAGGATTGCCAGATACTGCTCGTCCTGATGCTCCTGCATTTTCCCGAGCTTTTTGTCGATCTCGGCTAGATGCGCCTCCTGCGTTGTGGCCTTGCCGCGCTTTTTCTGTACCGCGCTGACGACGGCGTTTACTACCGCCGTCAGCGCGGACGAGCCGAGCACGGCACAGACGAGGGTAACGATGATTGTCTTGGTGTCCATGGCTATGTACCTTCTTCCGTGATCTTCTTCCACCCGTCCGGGTTAATGGATGGGTTCCAGACGTTGGCGGCGAGCAGGGATTCGTAGAGCTCGTCCTGCCACCAGCCTTTTTCGCCTTTGGAGAATGCAAGGCCGGCGGTGATGGTCTCGGGAATGATGCGGAAGCCCTGCTTGTAGGCGATGTCTTCCCAGAGGGCCGGGGCGGCGTCCGGGGTGTTCTGGGCCGTGTCCCAGAGGTCGGAGGCGGCGCGCTTGATGGTGCCGCCCCAGTTGATGCGCGTGCCGGCTTTGACGAGGCTGCCGGAGCCGGTCAGGCGGGTGAAAAGCTCCGGCGCGAGACTCGCGTCGGCGTCAGTGAGACTGGCGGCGCTTTTGACGATATAGGGGCGCAGCGCCCGCGCCCGCTCGGTGTAGGTGCTCATGTTATTCCGCCTCCCCAAGTAAAATTTTCGCCGCGTTCTCTGCATCTGTGAGTGGCAGTGCCGCACCCATTTCCTCATAGCTGCCCTCCGGCTCCGTACCTTTCAACGTGTAACCGGGGAGATGAAACACCCTGTCAGAAAGCACCTGATGCTCAGTCCCTTCTTCATCTGTAATAGTCACAGCCATCTTAGCGCAAAATCCTTCTGCCTGATCTTCCTTACACGGTACATAACAACCGTTGCCGTGTAGTCGAATGGGCACAATACTGTCCGCATACCCGGCAAACGCGCCGTCCTGTTTTACTGCATACATGGCGTCCCTCCAAATTTCTCTTGATAGATTTTCTCCAATCGCTCTGTACTTGCGGTACGCAGCCGGTTTTTCCAGTATCCGTTTTCCTGCCCCGGCCATTTTTCATCCGCAAAATCTTCTCCGCATCCATGCTTTGCATACCAGCGGTACAGATCGTTCAGCATTTTCTGCCGCTCGGCACCTTCCTGCGTGTTCGGCCTGAAATGCTCCCATCCGTTTTCGGACGTTACAGCGCATATCCGTCTGCCATCCGGCGCGATCAGGAATCCTCCATTTTCTGCTACAACTGTTCCATACCGGAGATTAAACTCCCCATCTATTCCTGCTCCACGGAAGCGCTTATATACGATATACTCCATGCTTGTGATCCTCATATGCAAAAGCCGGGCGCGAAGCCGAGGGACTCGAGCGCGTTGCTGTAGTTGACTGTCGCGTCGGGGCGCACACCCACGAAAGCGTAGGAGACGCTCGCACGCGGAGAACGGAGCCACCAACGAGCGGCGGTACTCGTTCCGTCGTGCTTGTACTTAACTTTGCTGTTCCCGGCGGAATAATAGGCGTACTGTGCTTGTTTGTTTTTCTCGTTCGTGTTTCCGTATGTAATACTTCCGAAAACCTCAAACTCCGAGAGGAGGAAAAAGTAATCCGTTGTCGCCGTGACGTAGCTTGCCGTCGAGCCGCCGCCGTTTGCCGTATTGTCCGTGTACTTGGTAACGGACTTGAGGACGGCACGGAGCGCCGCCGGAATGACTGCGATAATCGTCCCGGAATAGCTCGAGAGGCTCGTCCCGCAAATGTTTGTACGCATTTGCGAGCTTTTCCATCCGCCGGAGTTGGTGTTGCTCGCGTTCATAGAGAAATAGCCCGTCGCGGATGGGCGCGAATCATATTTGTTGTCGCATAGCGCAACGTCTGTGCCGCCGGACAGCGCCGTTTTGCCCAACTGGAAATGAATGCGGTTTGCGCCCTCTAGCTCTTGATTGTGATTGAATCCGATGATAAATGCGTAGGTCGTGTAATTAGATAACGAGAGATGTCCCACTGTTCCGTTCAGCGTTACTTCCTTTCGGTCGCCAATGCTCCAATAATTCGCGCCTTGTCCAGCATCGGAAACGGACTTGATAATGCTCCATTCATTGTCGTTGAGCGTAGAGCTTACGGAAGAAAGCGTCAGCGAGTAAGAGGTCGTGTTGGAAACGACGTTGACGGAGCCGCTCGTCGTCTGCCCGTTCTTTGTTGCGACGATTGTATATGTACCGGTTTCCGTGACAGTGAAAACAACTGTCCCAGTGCTGGTCTGTGTCTGAATTGTTGCGCCATCCTTTTGTAATGAAACGGCCGCGCCTGAATCTACTGTAACAGTAATAGTCGCAGAGAAGAATGTTAGTGCCACCGCGTAACTGTCCGTGACGGATACCGTTTTTGTATCAGATGTTTGTCCGCCCAGCGTAGCATTGACGCTCCATGTTCCGGCTTCCGGCACGATAAGCGTGCAAACTCCGGTACTGTCCGATGTTCCGCTGATCGTTTTGGAGCCGTTCGTCGCTGTGACCGTCGCACCGGCAGATACTGTTACGATCAGCTGCAGAGCGATTCCGTTCTGAATCGTACCGACTGCTGCGGCAAGCCCTTCGATGGTCTGTGCCGCAGGGGCTGTGCCGCCTTTGGCCTCCACTGCGTCATACGCCGCGCCGACTGCCGTTATAATGCGGTCGATCTCGGTCTGTACGCTCATGTCTGTTCCTCCTTTAAATCGCGGCGAGTGCGTTTTCGATGTCGTCCGTCAGGCTGACTGTGCCGCCGGAGGTATAGCCTGCGGGGATGTCTACGCTGGTCTGCGTGAGGCCGTCGATGGTCTTTGCAATCGCGCCGTTGTTTGCCATCGTGCCCTCGACTTTGCTGCCGTCGGCCAGCACGATAAACTTGCCGTCCAGCACGTCGGCGGCTCCGGCAGTCACGCCGGAAACGTCCTTGTATTTGTCCGGAATCGCGCCGACCTTGACCTTGCCGAGGACTTTGCCCTTTGTGGGCGTAATGTCCTGCGCGGCCTCGGCAGGCGTGGCGGACTTGGTTTCCAGCACGACGGATACCTTGCCCGCGCCGGAGTGCTTGCCCGCCGGGACGGTGTATTCCTGGTTGCCGGCCGTCGCGTCCAGCACCTTGGATACCGCGCCGTTGTCCGGCATGGTGCCCGCCTGCGTTACGCCGTCGGCGTCGATAAATACCTTATTCGCCAGCACGTCACCGGGCGCGGCCGTTGTCGCGGAGACGTCCTGATAGTTTTCCGGAATCGCGCCGACGGTCACGCCGGACAGGCCGTAATAGCCCTGATCTGGCGTGACGGACTGCTGCTCCTTCGTCGGCGTTACCGACTTGGCTTGCAGCTGGTAGTTGCCGCCGCCTCCGACGCCCTTGACCGTGCCAGTTCCGTCGTGGTAGCCCTTCGGGACGGTGTAGCTCTCGCCCTCTTTTACCTGCGCGTCGACCGCGCCGTTATTCTTGATGGCGGCGGCCTTGTCGGCCAGCGCGTCGAGCTTGTCCGTGCTCGTGGCAAGGCCGAGGCCGACGAGCCATGTGCGCAGCTTGTTCCGCGCGGTCTGCAATCTTGTAATTTCAGTCTGTGTGCTCATAAAATCCTCTCCTTAAATCGTCGCGAGCAGCGCGTTGATGTTGCCTACCTCCGCAAACACGGCGGCGGAGGTTACGGGCTTGGTGTTGTCCTTCTCCACGATCTCCGCCGTATCAACGGAGAGCGTATTCGTTTCCGCGTCCAGCTTCAGGCCGGGGCCGATGTTGTATCCTCCGCCGGAGCCGCCGCCCGACTGGCGGGCTTCGTTGATGGCGGCGACGAGGTTGTCCTTGTTGTAGGTCCTGAGATCGTCCAGGTCGCCGATCTGCTTCTGCAGCTGCGCCCAGATCGGGAGCGTCGGCTCCGCAGCCGGGTCGCCGGACGGCTCCGCCGCAGGCTGCACCTTGCCAAGCGTCACCCATACCGTCGGGAGGACGACGCCGGAGGCGTTGGATCCGTACACACCGACGCGGGCGATCAGCCCGGCGTCAGCAAGGATCTCATACGGTACGATCAGACGGTTTCCGTCCCACTCGGATTCCAGCACGTCTACAGTTTTCTTTCTGTTTGTAAATACTGCCGTCTTCGTCAGCCCGTCCCATTCCTCGGAGAACGCGAACCGGACGCTGACGGCCTTCGCCATGCCCGCCGTCAGCACCTCCGGCGGCGAGCACAGATGCGCGCAGGCTTTGGTGATGTGGATCTGGATCATGTTATTTCGCCTCCTATGCAATCACAGTGCCGTTCACAAGCAGTTTCCCGTCGCTGTTGCACCTTAATGCTGCGTATTTGCTTGCGTTATAGCACAGCCAAACCCTATTTGCAGCCACCCCGTAAAACGGCACATTTGTCGCGCCAATGCTTTCATTCCCGTAAAGTGGCAGCAAGAAATTGCTTTTGACGTACATGCCGTAACTATCTTTTTTGATTCTGTCTGGTGGAGCGCTCTCTCCTCCGCTCCCGCCGCTTCCCGGCGGCCCGACAACGTACTCGACGATATAGCTGCCGGAGATCCGCGCGACCTTGACGCGGTCTCCCGCGGCAAAGGTGGCGGACGTGTTGCATTTATAGTGCTTTGTTGTGGCTTCAGTCTGCCCCTCTAGGATGAGGGAAAGGCCATCGTCATAGACCGCGCCGACGGTCGCCAGAAAGTTTTCCGGCAGGTTTTCGTCCGGTATCTCGATATTCGTCACAAACAGGCTGTTGATGCCCTCCATTATGCGATCACCGTCCTTTTTGCAGAATGTGTCATAAGGCTTCCGGCCTGCATCGTGACCGACCAGCCGGTTTCGAGGTAAATTCCGCCGATTTCGTCGTGCGTCAGGGCGAGGATATCGCCGACGCCGTGCCCCGGCTCATTGAGCGTGTAAAATGTAATGGCGCGCGTAGCAAGCAGCGACTCGTTGCGGCGCTTGTCGGCGTAGGCCTGTAATTCGTCCTGCGAGGCGATATTGTCTACCCGCTCGACGGAGGTTATGCGCATGCCGCGCTTGAAGGTGGATTTCTTGGAGGCCGGATTGTCGTTGACGGCCGTCGCCACCATGGCCGCGTCCATGTCCGGGTTGTTGCAGGTCACGATGAAGACGTTCGGCGCGTCAAAGATATCCGTTTCGTCCGACCAGTCCGGCCCCGGATGTTTCTCCGGGAGAAACAGGTCCGTCACGCCGTAGCGCCAGTCGATGATGGCGGCAGACGGCTCCTGATACGATTCGAGCCTGCACACGCCGTCCGCGTCAAACCAGAGGCTTTCATAGTTGATCTCCGAGAGCAGCGTGTTGATGATCGTCAGGTAGCTTGTTCCGATTGGCCAGTCTTCGCGGTCTGTAGCTAGGACTGCATCGTTCGGCGCCGCGATCACCAGCGTGATGCCGCAGGCGGTCAGGAGCTTTCGGACTTCCGTGATGTAGGACGCTCCGGCCGCAAGATGCAGAAGCGTCTCTGTTTTTTGCGTGTACACCCGCCAGCAGCGGTCGTAAGCCTCGATCTCGACGCGCGTGCCGGAGCTGCTTCCCTTGTTGCTGACGGTCGCGGCCTGATAGATGCCTAGAGAGTGCTCCGTCCCGTTTACGATGATCCACGGGCGCAGCTCGTCGGATTCCCACGCCGCGACGGCATTGGGAAGAAAGCTGCCCTTGAGCGTGCCGTGGATGTTCGCGGCGCGGTCGCTCATGATCTGCGGTGGGCTGCCGGTGTCCCATTGCAGCTGCGTGATGGGCGCACCGTTCCGGAGCACGTCGATGCGGTAGCTTACGTCACGGGTCAAGGGTGATCGCCTCCTCCCGGTTGGTGTGCGAGACGGTAAAGGCGTAGCGGCGCATAAACTCGTCGATGTTGCTCTCCAGCGACGGAAGCGTACCGATGGCCATATTTCCGTAATGGTCCTTGAGGCAGACGAGGCGGCCCACAAGGGCCTCCAGCGCGAGGGCGGCGGCCCGCTGGCTGTGCGGATACGCGCAGGCGACGGAAATGGCGCGGTCGCGCTGTTCGCTTCGCTCCTCGACGGGGTAGGCAAGTCCGGCCAGATGGACGGTCGACACGCCCGCGCTGAAGCTTGCGCGGTTCGTGCGCAGCTGCATCTCGGACAAACGCATTTCCAGCCAGACACCGGTTTCCAGATCGCAGATCATGTTGGTTTCCGGCAGAATCTCGGCTGTGGCCGAATTGGATACGCCGTAATTGTCGCTGTCGGCATAGCATCCGCGCACGCGGTATGTCGCGCTGCCGATGCTGGTGTGGTCGACGTACTGCTTTTGCGTGGTGCGGGCGATGGCGACGCCGTCCCGCTCAATCAGGTAAAAATCATAGCTGCCTGCGGTCTGCCAGGCCAGCGCGGCCTCATGGCCGGCGGTGACGGTCAGGGTGATCGCCTCGCCCTCGGTGTGCGAAACGGGCAGAGCGGCCGCGGACCACTCGGACCACATACCGTACTTGTTCTGCACGCGGACGCGGACGGTGTAGCTGCCGTCTGCGAGGTAAACAGGGGAGCGCCATGCCTTTTCTGTGCCGTAGACCGTTCCGGAGGCGTAGCCGTTGGAGAGCGTCAGCTGATAGGCCTCCTGCTCGGAGGTCTGCCAGGTGATGCGCGGGCGTGGGCCGGTGGACTGGATCACGATGGACGGCGCGGATGGGGCGTTGATGGCGATAAACTCTGCCTTGTCGCTCCATTCCGACGGCGTTCCGTCTGTGTTGTAGGTGCGCACGCGCCAGTATTTTGTTCCGCTTGTGAATTTGTTCGCCGGAACGTCGTAATACTGGTTTTCTCCGGTGACGGTCGCGAGGGTATTCCACGTCGTGCCGTCGGCAGACCATTGCAGATCCGCCTTGCTCTGCGGCGTGCCGGTGGAAATGATGTGCTGCCACGAGAAGCGGTTGGCAATGGTCGCGTCAATGACGATGCCAGAAGGGGAGACGGGCTTGGCCGTCGGGGTAACGTCTGTTGTCGTGATCTCCTGCCATGCGGACGTCGTTGTCGTGCCGCTGTTTGCCGTCACCTTTACGCGCCATTCGAGCGTTCCGGACGGGAATGTATTCGCCGGGACTGTGCAAGAGGTCGTCGAGCCAGATACGCTTATCGTTTTTGATGTGCTTGCGTTTTTTACGCGCCACTCGAAGACTGCGGAGGTTTGTTTTATCTCCGCAAAGCACGTCTGTGTGAGATCTGTGTCGTCAGTGGTCTCCCATGTAAATGTATTTTTTTGCGTTCTGTTTACAAAAGCCCCTGACGACGGTGCAAAATTCTCCGTCTTTATTCCTACATTATCATCAGAGTATTCGCACTCAAGGAATGGTTTGTATGATGATTTTGCACCATAAAAAATCGCCTCTGATGCGTGTCCTTCTCCGCCCGTTATAAAAGCAAACAAAAAGCCGTTGCGCAGACCGTGCTCAAGTCCATTCTTCTCCGCTGCATTGTATTGCGACATTGTGAATGTCACCTGCGCCTGTACAACTTTATTGAGTTCGTTCCAACTTGCCGACCCGCTTGTTGATCCATCCTTCAACTGCTGCGGCTGCGTCGCATATGTCGCCGTACTTACATCAAGCGGTTCTTTCAGCCCGAGCGCATAGGCTGATATATACGCTGCCCCCCAGCTCCCCAAGGTGCCTTTCGTTGGCATTGCATATACTACAAGCTTAACCTTTGTAATGCGTTTGTACTTGTACGCTGCTGCCGGTTCTCCGAATTTCAGTAGTATGTTGTCCCACCCGCCGAACGTTCCGGAATGGTTTGTAAACGGCTCCACAAACAACTTGTATTGTGTAAGATCCGAGAAGTTCGTGTTCGGATAGTTCTTCGCGACTGCTGTTGATCCACTCGCCGGTACTGTAAAGGTTGCCATTTACTTTGCCCCCATTCTGGCTGTGATGCGTGCGTTTTTGGCGATGCGGAGGATGGTGTCGAGGTCGTCCACATGATCAACGTAGACGGTTGTGTTGTAGGTATCGCCGGAGGTGTAGCGCGTTTCGCTGGCTGTCTGGATGCGGGAGCCGGACGGCAGGAAGATCCGCTCAAGCCCGTTTTCGTTCACCCGCGTCCATCCGCCTCGCCAGTTGTCCGTTCCGGCGGCGTTGCCGCCCAGATAGCGGCGTATCCATTCGTCCTCCGTGATGCCGATGGTGGACGGATCGCCGCGGGCGATTGCGTCCTCGTAGGCCTTGGCGAGATCTGCCGCGCTCTGCCCCCACTGCTGCGCTGTGTAGCTGTCGAGCAGATTTTGGTAGTTGTTTCCGTTTCCGCTGGAGTAGCCGAAACCGAGCGCGTGCGTCATCTGTCCCCAGCCCTCGCTGATGTGGCCGGTGCTGAAGTTGATAACGCCTTTTAAAAGCTCCGCCGCGTCGGCCATGAGCGCCATTACCTTTGCGAGTGGCTGCAATGCCTTGGTCAGCGCCGGGACGCGGTTGTTGGAAAGGTCGGACATGGGATTGAGGATATCGCCGACGGTCTCAAGCAGCATGCCGAAGGCGTCGACAATGCCGGAGTCCTTGAGCGCCTTGCCGCCGTCCTTTACCATGGTGGTCACATCGCCGTAGAATTCTTCGAGGTACGGGGCGAATTCGGCTGACAGCTGGTTTTTTACGCCCTCCTGCGTTTTCTGCAGCCGCTGGTATGCGTCGTCGACCGCGCCGAGGGCAGAAAGCGCCTCGTCGTCGAGCACATACCCGACGTTGTGCGCCTCGTCTGCGTAGGCCTTGAGGGTTTTCGATCCCTGGATGATCAGCGGATTTAAATCCTGCGCGGAGCGGCCGAAAATGTCCATGGACATTGCGTCCCGCTCGGTTTCGTTTTTTACCTGCCCGAGCGCGTCAATCGTTTCGTAGAAAACGTCGTTCGCACTGCGCATACTGCCGTCGGCATTGGTCACGGAGACGCCCAGTGCCTCAAAGGATGCCTTCGCATTGCCCGTGCCGTTCATCGTGTCCTGCATGTTGTTGGTCAACTTTGTCAGGCTTCCCTGCAGGGTGTCGACGGATACGTCGATCAGCTCTGACGCATAGGCAAACTCCTGCAGCTGCTGTGTCGATTGCCCGGTTTGCATGGATAGTGTGATGATGTTATCGGCAAAGGCGGCGGACTCCTTCGTCATGGCGATCATTGCTTTTTCTGCCTTGATGATCGCCGCCGCGACGGCAGCAAAAGCGCCGGCTGCGGCAATCGCAGAGGTATCGAGGCTGCCCATGGCGTTCATGGATGATTTCATGCTGTCCGGCAGCTGGATTCCAAGCTTTGAAGTCAGGCCGTTCACCACGTCGCCGAGGTTGCCCATGCTCTGCCCGGCTTCCTCAGTTGCGTCAGCGGTGTCCTCCACCTGCTCGGTGTTGCTTTTTAGCTGGCCGTTCAGTTTGTAAAGCTCGGCTTCCGCGTTATTGAGTTCTTTTTCCCAGCGCAGCGTTTCCACTGCGTTTGATCCGTAATTTTCTGCGGCTTCTTCGAGCCCAGCTTTCAGGTTATCGATTTTGTCATACTGCAGGCTTATTTTTTGGGTTAGCAGGTCCGTTTTCGCCGCCGAAAGTTCTGCTGATTCTGCGTTATCCGCATATTTTGCCGATACCTTCCGCATCTCGGCGTCCAGCACGTCCATGCTTGCGCTGAGCCGTTCGATATTCTCCCGGTATTTGCGTTCCTTCTCCCCATTCATGCGCTGTTCATTTTCGCGCATCTGGTTATTTAGATCGTTCAGTTTCGCTGTTGCGTTTTGCAGGCTGGCCTGCCACGCCATTGTAGCTTTGCTGGATTCTCCCGTTTTTTTTACGGAATTTTTCAGCGCCTCCTGCATATAGCGGATCTTTTCTGTTTGCGAATAGATCTGCCGTTGCAGGATATCATTCTGTTGCCCTAGCAGCTTTGCGCTTTCTGCATTTTTCCCATACGCAGACGTTACTTTCCGCATCTCGGCGTCCAGCACCTTCATTCCGTTGCCGATCTCGGAAATGGCCTGCTTGTATTCTTTTTCGCCCGAAAGCGTAAATTTTGTATTGATGTTTGGCATGGCTATGCTCCTCCGCTGAGGTATTCGGATAGGCTTTGCGGCTCCTGCTTTTTGGGCGGCTCCAGCGCGTCGAGCAGGAGCGTCAGGCGGTACGGATTCATGGTTTCCCAAAACGCCTGCTCCGGCTGGTGCAGGTGGAAGAGCCAGACTGCGAGATAGCCGGGGAAATCAAAGCCCATCGGCTTCGGTTCCCCCGGCTGTGTCAGTTTTTTTCGGCTTCTTCCTGCGGCCCGGTCTGCTCCTCTGGCTGCCCAGCGCTCCAAAACGCCGCCTCGACCAGCGGCCAGATCTTGGCCCCGGCCTCCATCGTCTCGTTCCACGAGAGCGTTTCGCCCAGCTGCTCCGCCGTAAATTGCAGCGGCAGGCCGCTGTCGTCGGTGATATTCTGCTTCCGCGCCGCCTCGGTCAGCATGGCCGCGAGGAATTGCAGCGTGCTCTTGATGCCGTGTCGCCGGGCGAGCGCACGCAGGAGATTGCCGTCATATGCCTCCTGCACGGGAGCGAGGACGTTCATGTTGCAGACGAGCCGGTACTTCCGGCCTTCGAATTCGTAGTCGACGGTCTTCAGTTTGGTTGTTTCCATCAGGTTTCACCCAACTTTCCCTTGATCCAGGCAACGGCCTCCGCCGCGGTGTCGACGGTCTCGGTCTCGAGCAGCAGCTCGTCGGTCGAATCGTCTGCGAGGAATTCGCCGGTTGTGGTCGGCGTGTTGAACTGGATGTTCTCGCCCTTGGTCTGGTAGCTCAGTGAGGGCGGGCCGAACAGCGCTTTCGGCACCCAGACGCAGGTGTATTTGGTCACGCCGTCGATCTTGTCCGGCGCGTAAAAGCCGACGCCGACATAGTTTGCGATGTCCTTGGCCGAGAATTTCAGATTTTCTTTGCTCGTATCGGATGTGCAGCCGTAGAGCATGGCCTGTGCGGCCCTTTTGATGTACTTGACAGCCAGCGAGATCGTGCCGCCGGTGGCAAGCTTGATATACTCGGCAAGCTTGGATTCCGCGTACAGGCGGCCCTCGGCGAACTTGAGTTCCAGCTGCGCGCTCATGGCGTCGCCGACGTCGGTCGGCTCTGTGTAGGTCACGGTACCGGACGTGTTTTTATACTTTCCCGCCCGGATGCCGCGTAAGTCAAAACTAGGCATTTACAATAGGCCCCTTTCTTTCAGCTTTTGTGTGAGGATCTTTTCGAGCTCCGCGTTTACGCGCTTCTGCGCGTTCCTGACGCCCTTTGTCCAAAAATAAGTTCCTGTGATCTGCCCGTACTCCTTCGCACGGCCGTAATTCAAAACAAAAAGCACGGTCGCCCTGCGCGTTCCGTGCTCGTTTTTGCCAACTGCCGTGATGGTGATATACGGATCTCCGTTTTTGTCCTGCTTGATGGTTTTGCGGTATTTCACGCTGGAGGCGTAGGCTTCCGTGCGGAATTCGCTCGCCCGAACGGCATTTTGCAGCTCCTCGACGATGATATCCCCGGCGGCGTACAGTAGCTCCTTCTGCATGTCCTCATCAAAGACATTCGCTTTTTGGAGCGTGGCCATGAGTTCGTCTGCGCCGGTGATAGAGATGTTAGCCATACTCCGCGCCCTCCGTTTCGGCGATGAGCGCGATCTGCGTGCGGCTTGTTTCCTTGTCGTATGTTTCCATGTCGACGGTCGCGATGTAGCCCGCTTCCTCCAGCGCGGCTTTTACGCGCTTTAAAAGCCCGGCGGCAAAGCCCTCGGCAAAGATGGAAACGGCGTACTGCACGCCGGTCTCGGCCTCTCCGCCCTCGGCGTAGAGCTGCCCGGACTGGCCGAGCAGCTGATAGGTGATGTAGGTTTCCTCCGCGCCCTTATAGGGTGGGTGGCAGACCGGAACGCCCAGGCTTGATAGCGCCTCATAGATCATCATGCGCCGTCCCTCCGTTTGCAGGTCAGCTCGGTTTCCTCTGTTTCCTGCCCGTAGCTGCGGACGACGTCAAAGACGTCGGAGCCGCAGACGAGCTGCTGCTCGCCGCCGTATTCCGCGCTGTGCATGCGGAAAATTGCGTCCGTGCGCTTGCCGGCTTGTGCGGCCTGATAATACTCGGCGCGGTTTACGGACTTGCGGGCAGCCCAGACGGTGGTTTCGCGTTCGAGCTTTTCCGCCGTCTGGCCGTTTACGATGGGGTAGGAGAACAGGCGCAGCGTGATCTGCGTGTCAAAGATCACAGCAAGCACCTCCTGCTCCGCCGCTGGCTTGGACTGCCCTGTAATCGTCGGACAGCCCCATAGCGTCGCGGATATCTGCAAAGCAGGTCTTCCATTCCTCGCCCCGGCCGCAGAAATCATGCTGCCAGCGGACGTATGCGCGGACGGCGTCCTTGACCAGCGGATCTTCGTCCGCTCCCTCTGCGCCCGCAAGGTGCAGGCGCATGAGGCAGGCGTCAATCTCGTCTTTGAGCTCGTCGTCAAGGGCATTTGTGGTCAGCCGCAGGGCGGTTTTTGCAACGTTGATCAAAGCCAATGGTTATCCCTCCCTGTTGGCCGCGCGCCGTCAGGCTTTCTTCTTGGTCAGCGTGACGAGGCTGTTGACGTCGGCGCACGCGCCGTCGGCGATCTCGATGGCCTTTGTGACCTCGTCGTCGGTGTCCTCGTCGGTGTAGCGCTTTACCGTCATGCCCATGTTCTCGTTCCAGAGGTAGTACGCCGGATCGAACATAAAGGCGAAGACGGTGTCGGCCGTGACCGACTCCGCAAAGGCCGGCAGGTAGTCGCCGGTCAGGATGACCTCGCGGCCGAGGATGTAGTTGACGGGCTTGCCGTTGATGCCGTAGTTGACGCGCGCGACGGGCTGGCCGTTGTTGTCTACCATGCCGACGATCTGCGTCTCGAAGGTCTTCTTGGACATGAACCAGACCGCGCCGTCATATGCCTGCGGCAGCGCAGCTTCGGCCTTGCACAGATCCTTGTAGGTCAGAGCAGTTGTCGCGGCGGCAATGTCGATGTTCTGGCCGGTCGGGGCGGTCTCCGCAAGGATTCCCTTCGGCTGACCGGAACCGGTGCCGTTGATGATGGCCTGCTCCTTCGCCTTTACCATCGCATTTGCGACGTTCCGGACAAACTGTGCCTCGAACATCGGGTATGCCATGATGGAAACTTCCAGCGACATGGAGATCGCGCAGCGCAGCTTGTGGTACGCAAAGACGATCTTGCCGGTCGAAGTCTTCTGTTTGTCGGAGCCCTCACCCTCGGCGACCCAGGAGGCCGTCGGCTTGGCCGAGCTGGTCGGGACCTGGACGCCGCCCGCGTAGGACGTGTGTGTTACGCGCGGCAGGATCATGCCGATAGCTTCCATCTTCTCGTAGATCTTCTGGATGGTCGTGGTCGGGATGACGCTGCCGACGTCGGAGGTCTTGGTGTTGGCGTCCACGTTGGTCAGCTCTGCCGGGATCTTCTTGCCGGTCAGGACATAGTTCATAAAGGCTTTCTTGTACTCGTCGGTGTCGTACCGGTCGAGCATGTCCGGAGTTTTCGCCGTGCCGGACAGGTCGACGGACTGCGCTGCCGCAGCCGGTGCCGCAACCTTCTGGCCTGCAAGCGCGTTGAGGTTTGCCTGAATCTTGGCTTCCTCCTCAAACTTGGCGTCGAGGGCCTCGACTTCTTTCATCTTGGCCTGCGCCTCTGCGGTCTTGCCTTCGTCCAGCAGCTTCTGGGCGTCGTCCATGAGCTTCTGGCGCTGGATGTTGTAAATTTCCTTCGTCATTTCAGTTCTCCTTTGAGTTTTAAAAATTTCAGTTTTGCTTCTGCCTGCGCCCGTTCGGGCATAAAAAAATCAGGCTCTGCGGCCTGACCTTTTAAAAAGTTTTCCGCGCGCCGGAGCGCGTCTTCGCTGAGCATGCCGGAATAAAAATCCGCTGCCAGCGGTTTCTGGCCGGTATCCGGCTGCATCACGCGGTCGACGAGGCCGAGCTCTACGGCCCGCTCCGCTGTGATCCATGTTTCTGCGTCCATCATGGCGGCAATCTCCGCCTCCGGCCTGCCGGTTTTTGCGATGTAGGCCGAGATAATGGCGTGGTTGGCGTCGCGCAGCGTCCCTGCTGTGTGCTCCATCTGGCGGTAATCGCCGCTGGCCTCGGTCTGGACGTTGTGGATCATCATCATGCCGGTCGGTGTCATTTCCGACTCGCCCGCCATTGCGATGATGGACGCGGCCGAGGCTGCGAGGCCGACGATGCGGACGATCACGCCGCCTGCGTAGCTGCGCAGGGCGGTGTAGATCTCGCTTGCGGCGAAGATCTCGCCGCCGCCGGAATTGATCTCAACTTCTGCCCGCTCGCCGTTTCCCTTGGCAAGTGCGTCGGCTACGGATTTTGGGCTCGTCGCCTCCATGCCGTACCACTGGTAAAAGCGGTGCTGGTTGCTGGATACGATTGGCCCGCGAATGCTGATCTTCATGTGGTTTCATCTCCTTTCTGCGTGGTATTCCTGTCGACCGGCTGCGTGTCAAGTCTGCGGATGGGCTTGTCTCCGCCGTCGACCGGCGCGAGGTTGAATGCGCGCCGCCATTCGTTCGGCGTCAGCGCGCCTCGATCAACCATCTGCAGCAGGTTCAGCTTCGTCGATGTCGAGGCGAAGTCCCACGCAGATGCCTCGAATACGATGCGATTCCCGCAGCCGCGCTCGCGCCGGGAGAATAGCTTGCGGGTGTACTCGCCGCTGAGCTGCTTCAGCACCGGCTCGATCTCGGCGTCAAAATACGCGCTCTGTTCGTCCTCCGTCGCGATGGACGTGACGATATGCGGGTTCGTGTTAAACAGGGCGTAAATGCGCTGCGTGGTTTTGTCCATCTGGGCGGCGTTCGGCACGTAATCCTTGGGGTCGATCTGCTTGGCCTCGGCCTTTGCGTCGACTGCCGCAACGCCCGTGCCGTTGGAAACGTCGAGGAAACTCGCGGCGAAGTCCTTCGCGCGCTGCGTCACGTCCTCCGGGCGCATGGACGATGCAAACATCAGCAGCCAGCGAATGACGGCGCTGTTGCGGATGGCCTTTACGATGCCCTGATCCGTCGTGGTGACGATCTCCATCAGCGGCACAATGGCCGGAGCAATGGGGTCGCCGAAAATGTCGTTTTCGTAAAAATCCCCGCGCAGGTGGATCACATCGTCGTATGCAAACGTCAGCACATTGCCGTTCTGCATATAAAATTTCAGGTACAGGTTCCCGCCCGCGTCGTAGACGGCGTCGGCCTGCATGGCCGCAACCGGGAAAATGGCGTTCGGCAGGCCGTTTTCATCCCGCAGGATCACGGCGAAGGCGTTGTTGTTGAGGACCAGCTGCGCGGCCAGCTTCTCCTGCAGCAGCTGTCCTGTCATGTACTGATTCGGTTCCTCGAGCAGGAACCGGATATACGGCTCCGGGTTGACGGCGATCTTCCGCGTCTGGGCGGTGATGGTCTCCCGGATGTGCTTTGCCGTCAGCTTGCCGATGGCCTTGATCTTCGGCCGGATGCAGGCGCGTACGATATCGGACTGATACATTTTGCCGTTGTAGCTGTAAAAGCCATTCCCGCGCTCCTGCACCATCTGGACGGTCGAGACGCGCTTGGTCGTCGTGATATTCGTCAGGAGGTTTTTAAAAAATCCCATTGTCTCACTCCTAGAGCATACTTGTGTATTCTGCCTGCTTCTGATCGTAGATCGTGTAGGCGTCGAGCAGGGCCGCCGTTCCGTCAATGCGGCGCGTGGACTTGCTCGTTTTGTGCGGCTGGATATTGCCGTTTTTGTCTTCGTCGTAGGCGGTGTTTGCCATGCACCACTTATCAATCGGGTTGTTGTTGTAGACGATCCGCTTGGACTCCAGATCGTTCCTGCAGCGCTTCATCGGCTCGGACAGCGTCTTTACGCCCTGGTGCACGGGGATCATGGCTTCGGCCCCGAAGTAGTCCGCCATGCTGTCTACCCAATAGGCCGCAGACCAGGCGTCGTATCCGAAAAACGGCAGAAAAATATCGAGGTCTTCCTGTACCTCGATGAACCATGCCTTGACGTCCTCATAGCGGATCTTGTTTCCCTCTGACAATCTGAGCAGCCCGCGCTCGTGCCACTTGTCGTATGGGATCTTATCTTCCGTGACGCGCTTTTCCAAAAGATCCTGCGGCAGCCAGTACATCTGCAGCACAAACAGGATCTCCGGCAGCTCCGGCACTTGGAACAGCACCTTTGCCGCCGTCAGGTCGGTGGTCTTGGACAGATCCGCGCCGCCGATGCCGTATCGCGGGTAGGAAAGCACGCGCTCCTGCGTCTTGCCGTCCGGCATGTGGTGCTGCCAGATCAGGCGGCGGTTTTCCTTGTCGAGTTGGAAGGTGTCGCGGTTATCCAGCTGCTCAAAATTGAGCCATGCTTCGGAGGACGTTTCGCGGATGTTGAAATCCTTGCAGACGATGTTTCGGACGAGGGCCGGGTTTTTCTCCGCCCGCTCGACCCGCTCTTTGAGGGCCGTGTAGGACTTGATCGTTCCGAGCCCCGGATTTGCCTTTTTCCAGCAGTCCGGGTCGGTCCATTCGCTGCGCTTGTCGAGCTCGTAAATAAACGCGATCCGGCGCGGGTCGTGGTACCCGTCCGGATCCTCATAGCCGTTTATGATGCGCTCGGCCTCTTCGTATTTTTCGTCGTAGATGTCTTCTCGAATGGTGCCGGCGGTGGAGGTGATAAATCGCAGCGGCTGCGCGCGGGCCTGATCGCCGTCGGCAATGATGTCGTACAACGGTCTGCCATTTTTCCACTGATGGACCTCGTCCATCATCGCGCCGTGGATGTTGAGGCCGTCGAGCGTGTCGCTGTCCGAGGATAGCGGCTTGAATACGCCGTCGTTATAATCGCTGTACACCGCGCCGACCAGACAGCGCGTCCGTTTTCGCAGCGCCGGTGACTTCTGCACCATGCGCTTTGCTTCCTGCCAGATGATCTTCGCCTGGTCTCGCTTGGTGGCCACGGCGTAAACCTCTGGGCCAGCCTCGCCGTCCGCAAGCTGAAGATACAGGCCGACGCCGGATGCCAGCAGCGATTTGCCGTTTTTCTTGCCGACGATGAGGATGGCCTCGCGGTACTGGCGGTTTCCCTCGATGTCGATAAACCCGAAGACAGTCGCTAGCAGCGCTTTTTCCCATAGCTCCAGCCGGACGAGTTGTCCGCCCGCCTTGCCCTTGGAGTGGTGGCAGTAGTTTTCAAAAAACTCCAGGACATGATTGGCACGTTTCGGCGAGTAGTAAAACTCGGAGTTTTCCGCTCCCAGCTGCTCTACAACGTGCCGGTAAGTTTTCTGCACTTTCAGGCTGACGACCTCGCGGCCGTCCTGGATAGCCTGCCAGTATTCGAGGATGGGGTTGTAGGTCTCCGGGTAGCGCGTGAGCTTCATACCTCGTCACGCTCCCGGACGAAGCTGCCGAAGCCGTCGTCCTCCTGCTTCTGCGCGGTGTCCGGCTTCGGCAGGAGCGCCGTGAGCTGCTTGATGATCTTCTGGTAGTTCGCGTTTGTCGAGTTGTATGCCTGCCCGATGGGCCGGGCGCGGTCATATGGCTCGAGCCGCTCCGACTGCTGGAATTTCTCCGTCCAGCCGTTTTCCCGCAGGTCGTCCGCCATGTCCTCGCACTCGATGCGCATAAAGGCTGCCTGATCGATGAGTCCCGCGACAGTCCCGGCCGCTTCCTTCGGCAGATTCCGGTAAAGCTTTTTCAGGCGCGCTTTCTCCGCGCGGATCCGCTGTTCTTTGGTTTTTTCCCGCTGATTCGCCACAGAAAACGCCTCCTTTTCGCGTGATTTTTGCCGTCTGTCCGCGCGTGCGCGTAGATTACTTATCGCCGCGCTTTTGTAGGGGGGCCTCGCGAACGGCCTGCGTATTCTTCCGAGGTAGGGCATGCGGTGATCTAGCCAGCGACCCAGGC